TTAATTAAAGTAGTTTATAATACAGATTATAAAGATAAAAAAGAAGAAGAAGCATATAAAAAATTATCTAGATTTTTAGTTCCTTTAATTTCAATATTATGTTTCTTTGTATCAACTTATTTTGTGGCTCTTATTATTCAAGAAGGAATGGATGCTGATGCATACCAATTTACTGGAATTTATTTCATGTTTTTTATAGGTCTCATTTTAACAATTTTCAACAACACTATTTTGAAAGAAGATAATATAAAAAAATATATTAAAGGAAAAAAATTTACAATAAGTGGATTATTTATGGCTTTAGGTGTGGGTGCAATAGTATTTGGATTTTTAGATAATTTTGGACTTAAATTAGGTACGGAAGCATTGGATACTGCATTCTTAAATGTATTTTTATCGCCTTTCTCAGTTGATACCAGATTTATTGAACATAAAAAAAGTATATCTGAAAATATAACTTACATGAATAACTGGGTAAATGGTAAATGGCGAAGTGTCATTAATCAATTACTTCGATTTAAAGATGATATAAATTCTTTACAAGGCAAAAATCCAGATATTAGAGATTTAATAGATGATATCAATGAATTTATAGAAAGTGATGATGCTCGCCCCCTATATATTCCCGATAAAGTAAGACAAGCAAATATGACAAATGAATATGTCCAAAATATTAAAGAAAAATTTGATATGATTGATGGTTCCAAGGCTATGATGGGTAATACATTTTCCGATTTTATAGGTGCTGTATTAGGGGCTGCGATTGTTAATTTGTTTGTTTATATGACAAGTTATGATGGTATATATACTGGTGATGATTCAATAGACGAATCATTTTTTGTAAAATATTTAAATGCTTATATGCCATTTATGGAAGCATTATTTATTGCCTTAGGATGTTTAATACCCGTATTTATAAATATTGGTATGACCCGACAATCATATAACAATAATAATACATATGCATGGTTAGTCGTATTTGTTATAACAATAATAGTAGTAATCATGATGTATTTAAGTGTTAGAGGTATTAGAAATTTTACTACTAAAGAAAAAAGAAAATCATTAAAGAAGACATTAGTTGATATTAAAGATAGATTAGATATAAATGAAAATGATGTTGTATTAAATGAAAAATTAAATAAATTTATAGATGAATTAAATTAATTAATTAATTAATCATAAACTAAACTAAATTTATCTTATAATATTTTACTATTATAATGAATATTGATATAATATTAATTATAGTTATTTTTATATTTATATTATTTATTGTTAGAAATTTTTATAAAGAAGAAGCATTTATAAATAATGAAAAAACTGAAATATTATTATTTTATGCATCGTGGTGTCCAAAATCAAAAGAAATGCTTAAATTAATAAAATATATTGAAAGTCGTCCTCATCTTAATAATTTATTAAATAAATTTGTAATACGAAAAATTGATGTAGATGAAAATAAACATTTAACACGACAATTAAAGTTAAAATATGTCCCTTCTTTAAGAATACCTAAAACAAATCAAACTATAGATTTATCTAATAAAAATAATTATGCCGATGTAATTCATATTTTAAATAAACATAGATAATATATTTATTATATAATAATGAAAAAAAAAAAATTAACTAAATTAAGAAAATCTAAATTAAGAAAATCTAAATTAAGAAAATCTAAATTAAGAAAATCTAAATTAAGAAAATCTAAATTAAGAAAATCTAAAATTTTAAAAGGAGGTGCTTGTACTTTACATAATGCTAAATTAACTACAAATACAGTTTGTGCCCCCAATTCTATTATAATGTGGATAGATACTATAGATGATATATTATTTATGAACAGACCTATGCAACCGTCTAATCAAAATTACCAAACTCAACAATTGACTTTTGAAAATTTTAAAAACAGGCTTAAATCCGGAACCATCAATTTACCAAAGGTTAATATTGAGGATAATATAAACGAAATAAATACATATTTTGGTGTATCGCCACCGCCATCACATAATTTAACATATTATAAAATGGGTTATCAAGGTTCAATATGGAAATATACTAATAATGTAATTTTAAAAATATTTCATTTAATTATTGAATCATCAGATGCAATTATTTTATCAAAATTATTAGAAAATATATTAGTTGTTCTAATAATAAAAAAAATTACCGATGCTGTTAACTATGAAATCTCATTTTTTGAATCATTACACAGAGATGATATATTATATCCAAAATATTTAAAATTAGATAATAATAAATTAACATTAAGTAACGAATTAAGTAACGAATTAAGTAACGAATTAAGTATACCAATTTTAGCAAAAGAATATATAGAAGGATTTTTATTATCTGACATTTTGATGGATGACGAAACCATTTATAAAAATTACACACTTACATTGGAGACTGCAAAAACTCTAGTTGATAAATTAAATGATGATGCAAGTTTTATAGAGGATTTAAGTGATTATGGTATTGGTATTGGTGATATAATAGACAGTATTAACAAAACCTCAATTTCTTCTAAACAAAATTATATTTCCTTTATACATAATTTTATCACTAATTTTAGCGATGACCAGCCCCTGAATTTTTTAGTAGTAAAAAATCGTGATGAACATATTGTATTAAGGAAGCCTGAATTTATAGCAACCTATAAAATATCTGATAATCATATAATTAAAGAGATGGATAAAAAAACCCAAGATAAATGGGGACTTAGTTTTAGAGTAGTATCAGGCACAGTTATAATTTCAAAAGTTATACCTAACAGTATAGGTTATTTAAATAACATACAAGTAAATACTACTGTATTAAAAATAAATGATATTGATATAACTGGTACAAACCGAAACTATATAATGACATTAATTCAGTCAAATCCAAAAAAACTTAAATTAGAATTCGAATTTAATAAAAGAGATTTTAAAGAAAAATTATTAAAATTATATCATAAGATTAAACCATATGGTACATCAAAATATAGTGATATATTTGAGAATTTTACTAATTTAAAATATGATACTTTTGATTTTAATATAAAAGTATTAGATGGCATATTAATTTAATAATGTTGTATTTTCAATAATAATTTTTTTAACTCGTTGTTCTTTATTTACTAATATTGTTTCTATAGCCTGTATTAAAGCGAATATAGTTTCTACTTCATTATCCTCATTATTACTTAATTCTACAAGTATATTGTAAATTATAGTAATCTCATTTTTATTCCATAAATCTTTTAATTCTATATAAATTTTATTAGTTTCATTTTCTGATTCATTTTCTGATTCTACATTAATATTATTTTCAATATAGGTTATGTAATGTTCTAGTGAATGTGTTATCATAGTATTAGAATTATATGCTTTTTTTAAAATTTTTAATCCTTTAACACTCATTTGAAAAATCTCTTTAATTTCTTTGGAATTAGAATCATACCATAATAATGCTTTTTTAATAGGATTAAATAAATTATGTAAATCTTCACGATTATCCCCCTGCGACCATCTTATAGGACCTTGAAAAATACTTGGTTCACAAAATTTTATTTTATTATCATTTACACTTATTTTTGTACCTATAGGTTTATAAGATAGTACTGCTAATCTTATCATACATGTAAATGGGTCTATAATAGAATTTTTTTCATTTGGTTTAGTAAATATATTATTAAAAAAATTTAAAGTTGTTTTAGTGATATAATCTGCAAACATCGCTTTTATCATTAATATGTTTAACTTTTTAAATAATATTTATTTAAATTTAAAGAAAATTGAAAAAATAAATATATAAGATATTTATAAATAATGATTATACCTATAAGATGCTATACATGTGGAAAAGTCTTGGCTGATAAATATGAAACCTATAAAGAATTAATAATAAAATACAAAGGAAATAATGAAGAAACATTAATTGATGTTAGTAATGTAAAAAAAACGGCCGAGGGCAAAGCATTAGACCAGTTAGAATTAAAAAGATATTGTTGCAGAAATATAATGTTATCACATGTTGATTTAATAGATGTAATTTAATAGATGTAATTTAATAGATGTAATTTAATAGATGTAATAAAATCTAAAATACAAAATACAAAATCTAAAATATAAAATATAAAATACAAAATACAAAATACAAAATCTAAAATATAAAATATAAATTATATTTAATGAATCTAAAACATAAAAAATTTTTAGAGAAACATCTTACCTTTATATTTTTTTTTTTATTAATGTTATTCATTAATCAAAATAATACTATAGGGTTTTTTATATTATTATCAAGTGGGGTATTATACAAATATAATAAAAAAATGTCTTTAATTTTCTATATAGTTTGGTTACTATTACTGATATATAATAAAAAAAAAGAAAAATTTACAAGTACATTATCGCCGTCAACTACCAATAATAATAATAATAATAATAATAATAATAATAATAATAATAATAATAATAATAATAATAATAATAATAATAATAATAATAATACAAAATTGGAAACAAATTTAAAATTTAGAATACAATTAGAAGAACGCCAAAATCCATTATATTTATCTGATATTAATAAAAATAATACTTTTATCGGAGTAAGAACAAAAGTATCATTGCAATTAAATATGGATATTAATGATTATTTAATTTACTTAAATTATAAAAAAAGTAAAAGTAATTTAGAATATTATATACTAAATGAAAATGAAATGAATATGACACTTTCCGAATATAATAATTATGCAAATTCAATGAATAAACGAGCTCAAGAACACGAAAGAAATACATCATCTCCTCAACAAAAATTGACTGTAGAATTAATAAAACTTAAAAATATTTTTAATAATCCAATACCTATTATTAATAATAACGATACGATAATTTTAAAAAAAAAACGTAATTATGATAGATTAATATATATTGTAAAAAATTTAACATTATTAAACGATAATAATGCCATAAGAATAATTTTAGTAAATGAACAAATTACGGAGCCCTATGAATTTATAAAATTAGATAAACAAAAATTTGTTTTAGACGATAATGAAGAAAATGTAGAAACTAATATAGAAAAAATAACTTTTCGTGATTATAAGAATCTAGTTGGATTTTCAAATTTATTTTTAATATATGGTTTTAGTGATAATAGAATTATACAACTTATAAAAAAAAATCCAGATTTAGCATCTTTTAGTATTGAAGAAACAGTAACTAAATTAGATAGAATGAAACAAAAATTATCATTATTAGAAAAAGAATGTTTACTATATTATAAAAAAGAGAAAACGATACCACCTAAAATTTTAGATTTATTAAATTTTTTAGATATTAATGAAATATTTTTGATCGATGATGTTAATGAAATATTCGAAAATGAAACGAAATTTGATAAAGAAAAAGTAAAAAATGTATATTATATAGCAATATTATTTATAATAAATAATGTTTTTTCTAATAATGATTTAAATGATATTACAGATAACTGGAAAACAAGAGTTATAAGTAATTTATCAAAAAAATATGAATTATTATTTAATATAAATGATGATATTTTGAATAGTTTTAATTTACGTGAAAGAATAACTCAGAAAAATAATACAAATCAACTTAATATTACTAATTTTGTAGAACCCGAATTAATTGATTTATCAAATTATGATACTGATAATGTAATTTATCAATCAAAATTATTTGATTCTAAAGTTAATAATAGTAAAGAAATTGAATATAAAACAATTCAAGAATTAAATAAAAATACAAATATTATTGAACAACAAAAAAATATTAATCCACAAATTATTGAAATAGATAAAATTGGAAATGAATTTTCAAATGTATCATTAGATATTGTAAATGATTTATCTAATCTATTTTCAAATCATTCTGAAACATTTAAAAATTTTAATGAACATGATGAAATAGAAGCCGAAGAAAATGAAGATATTGAATTTAATTCAAGTTTATACATTCATTATTTTAAACAAATAATAAATATATTAACTAAAGAAGGCAGAATATTATATGTTGGTATAATATTTTTTGTTTTTTCTATACTATTATTCTTTATTGAAAAAGATAATTAATTAATTTTTATTTTTATTTTTATTTTTATTTTTATTTTTATTTTTATTTTTATTTTTATTTTTATTTTTATTTTTATTTTAATATTAAAAATATATATTAAAATATACTATACTATAATGAATAAAACTTTTGAAGATAAATCTTGGAATATAGTAAATAATTATTTTGATAACAATAATAATTATTTAACTAAACATCATTTAGATTCATACAATGATTTTATTAATGATAAATTACCCCAAACATTTAAACAATATAATCCACAGATTATTTATAAAGAATATAATAAAGACTTAGAAAACTATAATTATGAAATTTATATATATTATGGTGGTAAAGCAAATGATAAGATATATTTATCTAAACCGATACTTTATAAAGAACAAAATGGCAAAGAAGAAAAATCTCAACTATTTCCTAATGAAGCACGTTTACGAAATTTAACTTATTATTCAACTATTTTTTGTGATATAGAAATTGAATATCATATAAGGAAGCCTGATAATTCCGTTGATATAATAAATAAAGAATTTAATAAAATTAATATTGGTAGTATTCCTATTATGCTTCAATCAAATTTATGTATTTTAAAAAATGCAACAAAAGAAATGAAAAAACAAATGGGTGAATGTCCATTTGATCAAGGTGGATATTTCATAATTGATGGGCAAGAAAAAGTAATTGTATCACATGAACGTAAAGCAGAAAATAAATTATACATTGTTTCTTCCAATGATTCGCTATATTCATTTTCCGCACAAATTAAATCTGTGCCAGAAGATTCATTTAAATATGCAAGAACTACCGTTATTAATGTTAATAGAAATAATAATAAAATAACATTACGACTACCAATGATTCATAAACAAATACCATTATTTGTATTATTTAGATTATTGGGCATACAAACTGATAAAGAAATATTAGAATATATTTTATTAGATTTAAATTCAAAAAAATCAAAAATTTTTATGGAAGAATTAAGACCCTCTTTGGAAGATTCTGGATTAATTTCCGATCAAATAACTGCTATTAAATATATGTCTAATTTAACACAAGGGAAAACAATAAGTCATTTATTGGATAATATTAATACTGATTTATTTCCCCATATTGGTGAGAATTATACTACTAAAGCATATTATTTAGGATATGTTGTAAATAAATTATTAGAAGTTAAATTGGGTTTAAAAGAACCAACTGATAGAGATAGTTTTATATATAAAAGAGTAGATTTATCAGGATTTCTTTTAGCGTCATTATTTAGAGAAAATTATAGACAATTACAAAGAGATGTAAAGATTGCGATTGATACAGAATATCGTTTTAATAGTAATGAATATCAAAATGAAAATTATAGTAATATTATTAATACTTCTAATCTTATAAAAATTTTTAATTATAAGGTAATTCATACAGCATTCATGAAGTCATTTAAAATAGGCACTATATTAAACAAAAAAGGTTTGATTCAATCATTAAATCGGCTGTCTTCAGTTGGAACCTTATCACATTTAAGAAGAATAAATACTTTAGGAGATATGATAATGATGGGACAACGTAAATTGCATAGTACTCAATATGGTATTATTTGTCCTGCCGAAACACCCGATGGAGGTAATATTGGAATCAAAAAACATATGTCGGTATTAAGTCAAATAACATTCGGATGTAGTTCGGAACCTATTATAAAAATGTTATTTGAAAATGGGGTGTTACCTATAGAAGACTTATTACCCGAACATATATTTAATAAAGTTAAGATTATGGTTAATGGTAAATGGATAGGTATACATGAAGAACCAGTAAAACTTCATGAACATATTAAATATTTAAGACGTAATGGATTAATAAATGTATTTACATCAATCACATTTAACTATAATGATATGGAAATAAGTATATTAACAGATGGAGGTAGGTGTATTAGACCATTATACATAGTAGAAGATAATAGTGTATTAGTAACAGAGGAACATATGAATAGCGCAAAAGATAATAAATATACATGGGAACAATTTATAGGAGGATTTAAAAATAAAAACACTAAATTAGATAATTTTAACTGTAGTTATTTAGAACCAGAAAAAGAGAACTTTGATAAAAAAAATATATTGGAAGATCTCAAAAAACACAGTGGTATAATAGAATATATTGATACGGATGAAGCAAATACGTGTATGGTAGCAAATAAATTAAATAGCATTCAAGAAAATGAATATAATTATACGCATATGGAAATTCACCCAAGTCTTATATTAGGATTTTTAGGATTCAATATACCATATTCTAATAGTAGTCAGGCGCCTAGAAATGTATATGGAACTGGTCAAACCAAACAATCCGTGGGCATGTATATTAGTAATTTTAGAAATAGATTTGATACTACGGCATATGTATTAGGTAATCCACAAAAACCCCTGGTGAATACACGTTTAACTAATTATGCAATGGTCGAAGATTTGCCTACAGGAATGAATGCTATTGTTGCTATAGGTTGTTATACTGGTTATAATCAAGAAGATTCTATTATTATCAATAAAACTTCATTAGAAAGAGGCCTATTCAGGTCTTACTATTTTAAGACTTATGACACTTATGAAATGTATGATTCCAAAGATAATATAGAAGAAATTATTGATAATATTAATAATGTTGAAAATGTTGATAAAAAAAAGGAATACAATTATTCTAAATTAAATAATTTGGGTGTTGTTAATGAAGGAGAGTATGTTCAAGATAAGGATGTTTTAATTGGAAAATATACTAAAAATAATAATGTCAATATAGATTCAAGTGTTTCTGTAAAAGATGGTGGTGAAGGTGTTGTTGATAAAGTATTTTTAGATTATATGAATACCCATAACCACAGATTATGCAAGGTTCGTATATGTACAACGCGTATTCCAGCATTAGGCGATAAATTTGCAAGTAGACATGGACAAAAGGGTGTAATTGGTATGGTAATGAATCAGGAAGATATGCCATTTACAAAAGACGGTATTTGTCCCGATTTAATTATTAATCCACATGCCATACCAAGTAGAATGACATTGGGACAATTTATAGAATGTATACAGGGAAAAATATGTAGTCAAATGGGTTTTTTTGCCGACGCGACACCTTTTACTGATATTAACAGCGAAGATGTGTCAGATATATTAGAAGAAAAATGCGGATTTATGCGTTACGGCGACGAAGTATTATACGGGGGTATTTTAGGTAAACAATTAATTAGTAAAATATTTATAGGTCCGACTTATTATCAACGATTAAAACATATGGTTAAAGATAAAATAAATGTTAGAAGCACGGGTAAATATACACTTAAAAATAAACAACCCCCGGCTGGTCGTGCCGTGGGTGGTGGATTACGTATAGGAGAGATGGAACGCGATGCTATTTTAGCACACGGGGTTGCTGGATTTTTGAAAGAATCATTATTGGAAAGATCGGATAAATATGATTATCATATAAGTAATAGAAGTGGATTATTATCGGTTGCTAACAAAACTAAGAATAAATTTATTTGCCCATCAATGGATGGTCCTTTAAAATTTAATGATAATGAATTTATGGAAGATATCAAATTATTAAGTAAAAATTCGTCCGACGCAAATATATTTCCAATTAGAGTTCCATATAGTACAAAACTATTAACTCAAGAATGTGAGGCCATGGGTATTTGTATGCGATTTGTTACTGAAGATATTCCCAAAATTAAAATACTTGAAGTAAAACAATCTGAATTTAAACCACAAATACAACAAGACAAACCCAAAAAACTCAAATTAAAATTAGATTTAAATTTAGAAGAAGATATTGCTAAAGTAAATGAAGTTAAAAATGAATTATCATTAACAAAAGTTAAAACATTTTTAAATAAATCACTAAAAAGTTTTGATGTAAAACAATTCTTTAAATTATGTAAAAATGCAAACGAGAGTTCATTAGCAAAATTATTTGATTTTTTTAAAGGAATGTTATATGTAAAAAAAATAGGTGCAAATGAATTTATTATAGCAAATAATGATATAAAAGAAGAATTTATATCGGATAGTGAATTAAAAGAAGTTAAAAATATAAATACCATTGTTGATATTGAACAGGAAGAAATAAATAGTATTATAAATATAATATCATTATTACAAACAAAATTACCTGATTATAGTAGTATATATTATTCATATGATGAATACGAACCTTACGGATCAGGTAAATCAGTACAACCTTTAAATTCTCCGGATTATAATCCATATGCTAATAACGCACCAAATTCCCCCATTTATAAACCCCAAACACCAATTTTATCTACTCCTAAATTAACAGATACGAATATGTCATATTATGAAAAGGGCGATAAAGTTATATTTAAATATGGACCACCCGGTAAAATATATATAGTAGACACGATTGATGAAAATCAAGTAGTATCTGTTAAAGAAGAACAGGGCTCTAACGAAATTAAAACATTTGATTTAGAAGATTTAAATCCATATTCCGAGTTGGAATCAGAATCAAAATCAGAATCAAAATCAGAATCAAAATCAAAATTAGAATCAAATCCGGAACCAGATACTAAAATTATAAAAATAACACCTAGTATACAAACTGAAGTACAACCAAAACCAAATGAAATAAAAGGGGATGCCTTTTTTCCTGAAGATTTAAAATTACAAGAAGTCAAATTAGATATGTCTAATATAGTTTAATTATTATATTTTTTTTATTTATTTTTTTTTAAATGGATAAAATGTATTATTCATTAAGTGATTATGTAGTAAATAATAAATTAAGTAAAAATATAGTATTAAATGATATTGATGCATACATAAATAATGAAAAATATAATTTTGTATACAATAAATTATGGCTTTGTAAAAGTCAAAATATTTCATGTGCCCCTATAGGGGTTTATCCAAGTGAATTTCCAATAGTATTTAAACCAGTTTATAATTTATTTGGAATGAGTAGAAGTTATTACAAAGTAGACACATTTGATGATTATGAAAATTATAAAAAAGATGGATTATTTTGGATGCCATTTTATTCAGGCGTCCAAATAAATTTAGATATTGTTTACGATAAAAATAAAATAGTTTTTTATAGTGCATTGAAATCATACCCTGGTGAAAACGGAACATTTAAAATGCATCAATCCCATAACTCATATATTATTTCAGAAAAAATACTTAACTGGATACATAACTATTTCAAAGATTATAAAGGTTGTATTAATTTAGAGTTAATTCAAGATAATATAATCGAATGTCATTTGAGATTAAATGGTGATTTTCATTTATATAATAAAATCTTTAGTAAAAAATTATCAAAATTTTTAGATAATAAAAAGGTTGATTTTAATTACAATATTCCAGAAATATGTATGTTTCCATTTTTTATATATGGAAAAGATACAATTCATTTTGAATCAATTAAAAAGGATTTAAAAGACATATTAAACAATGATCAAAATGTTTTAACCTATTATTTTGATAATATAGATAGTGATTATCAATCTGATTATAAGAAAAGAGCATTGATGTTCAGTTGTAATGATTTTATTAATGGAACTAATATAATTAAAATGATAGATATTAAATTTAAATTGGAATTAATAAAATAAATATATTTGTAAATA